TTGACTGATTTAGAACTTAAAAAGATGTTATATGATGAACAACAACAAATGATAGAAGATGATATGGTTCCTTTTGGAATCATAGATGATGGAGATCAAGATGAGAAAACATTCAAAGAGGGTGGTGATGTTTGGACAGTTGTTAAGGATGTACAAGTTTATTAAATTATAAATACTAGTTAATGAAGAGGAAACTCTTTGTTAAACTTTATAAATAACAATTTTATTTCGAAATAAAATTTATTAAGGAGAAAACAAAATGGCATTTCAAGTTTCGCCTGGTGTACAGGTTCAAGAAATAGATGCTACTAATGTTATTCCTGCGGTCTCAAGTTCGACAGGAGCATATTGTGGTCATTTCGGTTGGGGTCCAGCCGAATCAGTTACTACAGTAAGTTCCAATAAAGGACTTGTAGATTCATTCGGGGAACCCGCAAATACAGATATTGCAGCTGAACATTTTTATCCAGCAGCTTTGTTCTTAGATTACGGGATTGACTTAAAAGTAGTTCGTATCGCGACAACTAATATGGTTAACGCGACTACAACAAGTGGACAGTCTTTATTAATAAAGAACTTAACCCACTATAGAGCAAATTACAATGACGGCAGTGCCGCTGTTGGAAATTACGCTGCTAGATATGCTGGAGATTTAGGTAATTCACTTAAAATTTCAGTATGTGGTGGTGCTAATCCATATGCTCAAGCTAGTGTTACTACAACTAATGGAACTTCATCAGCTGGTGGTACTTCAATCGAAGTAACTCTAGGTGAGAAATTCATAGTAGGTGACATCATAACAGCTATCGCTTCCGATACTGTTAGATATAAAATATCAGCTATTGCTTTTGATTCAGGAACAACCGGAGCCGCAACAGTTACTATAGCACAAGAAGACGATTCTACTCAAGGATTAAACGCCGATGTTGCATCAGGCGCAGCTTTATCCAGAGAGTGGGAATATGCAAGACAGTTTAACAAAGCACCTGGAACATCTACATACGCAAGTGGTAGATCAAGTGCTGGTGTTACAGATGAAATGCATATTCTAGTCTTAGATGAAGATGGAGATATCTCAGGAACTCCAGGAACAGTTTTAGAAAAATTTGAAGCAGTATCAAAAGCTTCAGATGCAAAAGACGAGTTCGGTGCTACTAACTATTATGTTACTGTTATTGAAAATCAGAGCGAATATGTTTATTGGATGGATCATTCATCTACATATGGTTCGGCTGGTTCAGCCGCTTCTGGTGTGACATTTGGAACAGGTACTTTACCTGATTCTCTTTCATTCACCAATGGTGCAGATGGAAGACAACCAACTACAGCACAAAAAATAACAGCATGGGATACACACTTTGGTAGTGCAGATAATCAAGATATTAGTTTAATAATATCTGGTTCAAATCAAGCAGATAATGGAAGTGGTTCCGCAGTAGTTACGAGAGCCGAAGCTACTAGTTATTACAACCAATTAATGAATATCGCAGAAGACAGAAAAGATTGCGTCGTATTCTTTTCACCAGTCAAGTCAGATGTGGTTGACGCCGGAACAGCCGGTGCAACTAATGTTAAGACTACTGCTGATACTCTAAACGGATCAAGTTACGCTGTAATGAGCAGCAATTGGTTATACATATACGACAGATATAATGATAGGTACATTTGGGTACCAGACAACGGATCAGTCGCTGGACTATGTGCCAGAACTGATTATACGAATGATGCATGGTATTCACCAGCAGGATTCAGTCGTGGTCAAATATTTGGTGTGACTAAATTGGCATACAACCCAACACAAGCTGATAGAGACGCTCTCTACAGAGCTAGGGTTAACCCAGTAGTTACATTTCCCGGACAAGGAACATTATTATACGGAGATAAAACACTAGTTACTAATGATAACAGTGCTTTCTCAAGAATTAATGTTCGTAGATTGTTCATAGTATTAGAGAAAGCAATTTCAACAGCAGCAAAAAATCAGTTGTTTGAATTTAACGATTCATTCACAAGAGCTAATTTCAGAGCAGCTATTGAACCTTTCTTGCGTCAAGTTCAAGGTAGAAAAGGAATCTATGATTTCAGAGTTATCTGTGACGAGACTAATAATACAGCCGGTGTAGTTGATGCGGCACAATTTGTAGCTTCGATATTTATCAAGCCAGCAAGGTCAATCAACTTTATAACATTAACCTTTGTTGCATCTAGAAGTGGTGTAGACTTTAATGAAGTCTATGGTGTTTCAGGATCTGCAGCGGAAACAAGCGTATAAGGAGGAATAGAAAATGGCAACAATAAACCAATTCAAAGCTAACTTAGTAGGCGCTGGTCCAAGGAATAACAGATTTGAGGTATTCATACCTCGAACAGGTAGTAAAATACAGTTTTTGTGCAAAACTGCAGCCTTACCTGGTCAAGTTATTGAACCTATGGAAATCAAATACAAAGGGTTAACTGTTAAACTAGCGGGTGATAGAACTTTTGAAAATTGGACAGTTGGTATTTACAATGATACAGAATTTTCAGCAAGAACTGGAATTGAAAATTGGATGCAAGATATTGTACCTTTAGATTCAAGTGTAGGTCCTGTTGGATATGACTATATGGTTGACAAAGCTACTGTTTCACAATTAGGTAGAGATGATTCAATTCTCGCTACTTACGAATTTTTCAATATGTGGCCAACAAACCTCGGAGCTATTGAGTTAGATACTGAGGGTGGAGACGCTGTTGAGATATTTGATTGTGAGTTCGCTTATTCGCATTTTGAAAGAACTCGATAAAAAGAGTCCTTTTAATGGGATATAAATATTAGTATGGAATTATTTGGATTAGAAATAAAGAGGAAATTGGGTGACGAAACTAAAGCACAGAGTTTCGTCCCACCTCAAAATGATGGGTCTGTTATCGAGATCGGTAAAGACCATGGAATGGGTGGGTTTGCATCCACTGGTGGAGTCATTGGTCAATATATTGACATGGAAGGTGGAGTTAAGAACGAAGCCGACCTAGTTACAAGATATAGGCATATGTCTCTAGTTCCTGAATGTGATGCAGCGATTGAAGATATAGTTAACGAATCTATATCATCAAATGATTTAGATTCACCAGTGTCTATTAATTTAGACAGAGTGAGTCATTTTAGTGATAGCACTAAAGAAAAAATTCGTGGAGAGTTTGATGAAGTTCTAGAATTATTAGGATTTAGAGAACTTGCACATGACATATACAGAAAATGGTATGTTGATGGTAGGCTCTATTATCATAAGATGGTAGAAACTAAGAATACTAAGAAAGGTATTCAAGGTCTAAGAGCTATCGATCCTCAGAAGATTCGTAAGATTCGAGAGGTAGATAAGAAGAAAGACGAAAAGACTGGTGTTGAAATTGTTAAGAAAATAGATGAATATTATCTTTTCAATGAACAAGGGTTTGACAAGAGTGGTAATAACACAGGTCAAACAGTAAGGATTAGTCCTGATGCTGTAACACATATAACATCTGGACTACTTGATTACAACCAGAAAGTAGTAGTTGGTTATTTACATAAGGCTATGAAGTCTGTAAACCAACTCAGAATGTTAGAAGATGCTCTAGTTATTTACAGAATAGCAAGAGCTCCAGAGAGGAGAATCTTCTACATTGATGTAGGTAACTTACCTAAAGCGAGAGCTGAACAGTATTTAAAAGAAGTTCAGACTAGTTATCGTAATAAGTTGGTGTATAACGCTGACACAGGTGAGATAAAAGATGACAGAAAGCATATGAATATGCTAGAAGACTTCTGGTTACCTAGACGAGAGGGAGGTCGAGGCACTGAGATTTCAACACTACCAGGTGGACAAAATCTTGGTGAGATTGAAGATATTTTATATTTTCAAAAGAAATTGTACAAGTCTCTTAATGTACCAATTTCTAGGTTAGAGACAGAAACAGCGTTCGCTATTGGTAGAGCGACTGAGATTTCTAGAGATGAAGTTAAGTTTTCAAGATTTATTGATAGACTTAGAATTAAATTCTCTAGATTGTTTGACGATATTTTAAAGACTCAACTGATACTTAAAAATATAGTAACAGAAGAAGATTGGAAGAAGTCAAAAGAGTATATAAGTTATGATTTTCAGAAAGATGGTCATTTCGTAGAACTCAAAGAAGCAGAGATATTGAGAGAAAGAATCAATACTCTAGAACAAATGGATCAGTTCGTTGGAAAATACTATTCAGAACAATGGATAAGAAAGAATGTTCTTAGACAATCAGAAGCGGAG